ACAGCATTCATTCCAGCGGCAGTTGATACACCCAAGACTTTATCAAGTCGGGCTTTCAACTCATCGTATGACTTGAAGTTTTCTGCTTTCACAAACTCCTGCAGAGAGTGTTGTGTTTTCCACAGACCTTCAAGTGCATCATCGTCACCAGACAGTAGCGAAGTTTGACTATCAAACTCAGACTTATCATAGTTACGATATCCTTCTACCTGACGAATTTTCAGTTTGAAGTTAGCACCTTCCCAAAAATCAAATGGGTTCAACGGTGTCTCATCTTCAAACGCAGGGTTCATTGCTTCAGTAATCTTATCAAAGATTTTCTTACCGAATTGATACAAGAACACTTTACCTTCGTTGTCAGGATTCTTTGGGTCATTAACAACAACGATGTTGGCAATGTACTTCAGTCTACGCTTTTGTTTACGAGCAATTTCTTTGTTCGCTTCAACGCCTGAATTCCAAAGTTTCGAATTGTATTCAGATACAGGGTCTTGCTTACCAATTGTGGTCAGCGAGTTTTCAATGTACCAGCCACCTGGACCTTGGAACCCGTGGTCGAATACACGAACCCATGGGAGGTCTTCACCTTCTGGTGCTGGTAGAAAACGAATGACTGCGTAACCGTTGCCTGCTTTATCTACTTCAGGCTTCCAGAAACGGTCTTCTGTTTTGTTATTAGATTGTGGTGATGATTGCTTCTCAAGTGCTTCAGCGAGTTGCTTGAAGTTACCAGAAGACTTTTTAAGGGATGCAAAAGACATATTTTTTTCTCCGTATTTAAGTTATATTGCTGTATTGCTTTGTATAGTTTTGTGTCACATCATTCATAATATACCACATTATTTATACACCACAAATATACAACATTTTTAATCAAATGTCAAGGGAATTATATAAAAATTTCCTTCATTTGTGATTTAACTTTGCGAACATCGATGCTCACAAAACCTTGGTACTTCTTAATTCGTTTACGAACATCTGGGTATAGAATATCATCGTCTACCTTTTTGTCCCAACGACTAAAGAAGTTGAACACCCTATCCATTGCAATCATCGTTTCAATCTCAATCTCATTCTGTAGAAACAACTGCAACAGAATAGGGTGTTCGTTCTCTCGGACTTCAAACAACTTATCAAAAGATAAATCATTATCATCCATGTGTGAAAGAATGCATTGTAAATCTGACTTAATAATATAGGACAAAGACTGTATTTTCTTTTGCCATTTCGAATAAGTCTCAAAGTGCTTCTCATCAAGCAGACTTCCAACCCACACTTTCTCATCAACTAGAAAGTTCGATACTAAAAAGTTTTTAAGACCTTCTTTATCGTTAGGAAATTTCTTACCCAACTTAGTAAAGAAAAACTTATCTCTCCTCTTTAGAAATGTACTTTCTTTTGCTGATGTACGACCATTATACTTGATATAATCATAATTGTCAAGGGTAAAATGGTTTTTTACCGCAAGATATTGACAATATGCTTCGTATCCAGTCATGGTCATAGAGGTAGTTGATTGATTTTAGGTAACATATTCATATTACGAAATTCACTCTCAACAATCACTTTTGTTCTATCATCAAGTAGTTGACCAACGTCTTCAATGTCGATGCTATTCTCTTCACACAATTTGATAATAGCATCAATATATTCCATTTCATATCGTGTCACATACTTATGAAGTCTTACATTAAACTCTTCTTTTTTCATAGGGATTTCTATTTCAATATTAAACATTACAGGTCCTCAACAATTGGGAAAATCTTAGCAATAACTTCTGCACATGCTTTCGCAATATCCATATGTTCTTTTTGAGTACCATTTGCGCCACGAAGTTCAACATAATGCACCCAAGACCGTAGAGTACCATTCATATACAATCGTGTTTTAGTATTACCTTCTGGTAGAACTGCCCGTGCTTGTTCTTTTGCAATACCATTATCAATTGCCCAGTTATAAACTTCTTTTGATTTATCAATTACTTCTTGTTGTTTCTCCATCCACGAATGATGTAGTTCAACATTCTCAGTCTCAATAGAGTTCTGGCGGTTCTTTTCATCTTGCAATCGTGCCTCACGAATAACGAACATGTCACCCATTTCTTCTGGGTTTGCATAACGTTGCGAAAACTCTTGGAATGCAAATGAACGATGTCGCACAATTTGATGAGCAATGTCACGGGTAGTATCAATTTCTAAACATGCACTAACCATCTCAAGTGGAGACCAGTGCTGATGTTTGATTAAATACTTAATAAGTTTTTCTGAAGTCTCACTGTTCATCTGATTTGCAGGATTCGAAACTCTCGCACAATATGCGATTAGTTCTTGCACATTGTCAAGCCCAATAAAATCGCCCTCTGGGATTTGTGAGTATGAGATTAGTCTAACTGTCATATCTTCTCCTATTTGTAAAAAATGTGTGTATCAATCTTTGCAGTCTTTACAAAAGACTTTGCCCAGAATGGTGTTACATAATCTGCATGATAATACACGGCTCCGTCTGTAATGTCAAGGGTTAATTCATCTTTTTTCCAAAGATTATATAGGGTAGTCGCAATCGCTTTTGACTTTTCCCATGCTTGACCTTCATATGGGGTATCTGATTTTCCGTCACACCACCAAGAGAATTGACACTTATTACGAACTGGTATTTGTACGTTTGGGTCTTTCCATGAGGGCTTCGTAGGACCTTGATGTACAACATCACAAATTGTGTTTGGGAATTTCGAATGCTTTATTCGATTAAACACAACGTTTGCTACAGCCATCTTGCCTGCGTTACTCTCAACGCCAGCCTCGAAGTATATATTCAACGCTAAACAGTTGAGTTCTTCGGGTATTACTTCTTCCTTTATGGCGATTGGTTCTGCCTGACTAAATGCCAAACCAGTAAATAACACCATAAAAAATGATGTAATTGTAACTAAAACTTTGTTCATAGGATATCTTTCTTTATGTTAGAGTACAAATATACGCTATTTTTACCAATTTGTCAAGGGTTATTTTTATAAATAGTTGTGACTATTTTCGTTACTGCCATTTCGAATACTCAACTGCATACAATTTTGTGTGCTTAATATAGGACAAAGACATGTTTAAAGTAAGAAAACTGCTACCCTTTGTGGTATTAGGTTATATCGCTGTTGCTTCTAGTGCAATGGCGCAGGATGCTATTGTCACCGATAATACAAACACTAACACTACAACTGTGAATAGTACAACAGACAATACAAATACAAATGTAAATACTAGCACCAATACCAATACCAACACAAATACTAACACCAACACTAGTACGATTGATGCAACAAACACAAACATCAATACGAACACTAGCACCATTAATGCTACGAATAATAACAACAACGTTAATACTAGCACATCAACTAATACAAATACGAATAATAATATTCTCTCTGGTGGTACTAATAATACCAATACAAACACAAATGTAAACACCAGTACAAGTGATATTACTAGTAACAACACAAATACAAATAATAACACAAACAATACAACCGTGAATGAAACTTCGAATGCTACTATTAACAGCACCTCGAATAATACAAACACGAATAATAATACAAATAATAATACTAGTAATATTACCTCAAACAACACAAACACAAACACAAATAACAATACTAATAATACTACAGTCGATAGCACTAGTAACAATACCAACACGAATACAAACAATAATAATAACAATAACACTTCAAAGATTGAGCAAGAGATTAAGTCTCCGCCACCTAGTGCTATCGCACCAAACATAAGTGCAAACAATATAGACTTATGTACTACTGGTATATCTGGAGCAGTTCAAACACAAATCTTAGGTATTGCTGGCGGTGCTACTGTCAGAGATATGAATTGTGAACGTTTGAAATTATCAAAAACATTATATGATATGGGTATGAAGGTCGCCGCTGTTTCAGTGATGTGTCAGGATGAACGTGTCTTTGGCGCAATGGAAATGGCAGGCACACCTTGCCCATTCATGGGGGATATCGGTGAAGAAGCAAGTGCCGCTTGGGCTTTGATGCCTGAACTAAGACCTGACGCTGATGAATATAAAGCGAGACAAGAGTATATTGAAGATGTAAAAGAAGCAATTGCTAATAATGAAGACCCAACTAAAGTTACTAAAAGAGAACCATTAGATGTTAATGAAAAATCATTCCTTGGCGGTTTGGGCGTTGGCGCTCTTCTGTTCTTGCTTCTCTAGCATAGCACACGCAAACTGGAACAACCACAATTTTGGTTCTGACATTGATTACTATCAGGAGAACCTGCTAAACGTGTATGGTGATTACAACCTGACCGATTGGCAGTATTTTCCTGATGGTTCATATCAGGATGGTGATTATACGAATGACCAATTTTGTCTAATCACAACAAGCCCAAGTGGTACATCTGAAATTTGGTATGGCACTAATGATGTACAATCTTGTTCTTGGTGGACTGACAATAACATATACGATACAAATAATACAACATATAAAAATTATTTTAGTGAGTTGGGAACTGTTAAAATTGATTGTAGTAATCCGTTAAACGACCAATCATGTCCTGGTTACCAAGAAGCATACTTTAGTTTTATGTGTAGTACAAACGCATTGTATGACCAAGCATGCCCGGGTTACCAAGAAGCATACACACTACAACAATGTACTGCGAATTCTTTATATGATGTAAGTTGTCCTGGTTACCAAGAAGCATACACACTACAAATGCTTGAGCAAGAAAGACAGAGTGGTTCTACTACCGTAGATGATGGTACACAAATAGACGATGGCGTACCAGCAAATGATGGTAGTGATATTGCTGAATACACTGAACCAGAACCTTCATTTGTTGAAGAGAATTTTGGCGTCACTGTAGAAGAAGAGCAACAGGCAACGGGTATAGTAGAAGACGATGGTACTGGTTTAAATTTAGACGAACAGTTTGTACAACAAGAGACAGCACCTACAATTGAAGAACCTGTTGTAGTGTTTGAAGAACCTGTTGTTATTGAAGAACCTGTTCAACTGACTGAAGACGTTCAAGTTGCAATAGAAGAAACAACTGGCGCACCTACAGAAGACGCTACAACTGCACTTGAAGAAGCAAACGAATTAGACCTCGATAGTATGTCACCAAGAGAAGTCATCGGTGCTTTGAGTGCTTTAGGGATTTTAGGTAATGACCAAACAAATGGAGTTGGTGACCCAACTGGGTTGACCAGTAGCATCGAAGGTACTGGCGGAACAATCTCTGCTACTGGTCAAGTACAATCGATTGGTGGCGATACTAGCATGTCGGGAACTTCATCTTCATCTGGTATGTCAGACAACTCAGGTTCTTCAATGGGAATGACTGCCGCTGATAGCGGACTTACTCCATCTACTAATGAACAGTCATTTGGTTCTTCTGCGGACTTTGGTGTTAGTGCTGATGTATCTGCACAGACTGGAACTGCTGGACCAACTATAGACATACAACAAGGGTTTGGGTCAGTAAGAAATTCACCAGAGATGTCGAACAATGGCATCTCTGCACTTGAAGAACAGATGGGTTTTAATGTTAATCCTCTGTTTGATAATCCTGCACTATCAAGTGGTGCAGTACAAATCGCTGGATTGCAAGAAGCAGAATACAACTCACTATCAAAAAGAATTATCAGAGAACGTATTCAACAAATGGTAACTGATACAAAAGTAGACACTGGAGATGATAGCGTAAAAGATGCAGAAGAGATTGTGTTAGACAGCATACAGGAATCTATCGAAAATAAAATGGATGAGTTGATGGTTGACGCAGATGTAAATCAAGCAGAAATTATAACACTGATGGGTGTCAACATTGAATTTAATGAATACAACAATAGGACTATTCCTCAAGCAGATTTCTATGGCAATGATGATTGGTATAAAGATGTAGAAATACCACAGAATAGAAGCGCATTAAGAAATGGTCTAGCACAACAGATATTGCACAATAAAATGGTAGACATGCAATACGAAGAAGAAGCAGAGGAGAATGATAATGAATGATTGGAATGGAACTACTTCAGAAAAGATTAAATTTTTCATTATGATAATTGTCGTAACAGTAATTGCGTGGTTTGTATTCTTATCTGAAGTAAGTGCAAAAGAAGACACTGGATATAATGAAGGAGTTAAAAACTGCTTAACACATTTGGGGTATAAGTGGGACGCACCTGTCGAGGAAAGATTGAATACCTTTGATTGGAATCAGGCATCAATTTGTACTAATGAAGTTAAAAGAAAAATCGTTGCTAAGAAGTATGCAGAATTCCGTGACTTCTTAAAGCACAACCCAAGATATCGTTATCCTGGGCAAAGCAATAATCGTTGTTGGGGTAAACCCAGAGCGATGCCGTTCGAAAGTGCATACATCAAACGCACCAGAGACGGATTTGAAGCAGGTGTGAATTACAAAGACACTATGCCTGCTGGTTGTTATGAAACGGGTCCATGGGACAACCGTGAAACTATGAAACAAAAAGGAGAATAATTAAATGTCCGAAGAAGATAAAACTATGACAGTAGATAAAGACGCACTACAAGGTGCAGACGCAAATGGTGATGGTCACATTTCAAAAGAAGAAATGGACATGCACCTAGAATTCAAACGTAAACAACTAGAAGACCAAGATGCTCAGAGAGATGCTATTCGTAAAATGGCGTGGTTCTCTCTCATTGGGTTGCTAGTATATCCTTTGGGTATTGTAGTGACAGCACTTCTAGGATTAGAAAAAGCGGCAGAACTAATCGCTGATATTGCACCAACTTACTTTGCATCCATTGCAGTATTGGTATCAGCATTCTTTGGCGCAGACGCTTTGAAAAAGAAATAAGGGATAAACTATGATAGAAAAATGTCACCACATGGCGCTTCTTGCGGGAGCGGCATATTTAGATAAAAAAGAAGGTACTAAAAAGTACAAAGAACTAGGTTATACACAAGTCAAACTCATTGATGTTCGTGGCGCACAGGTCTATGTGGTGTCAAATAAAAATGAAATGGTTCTTTGCTTTCGTGGTACAGAACCAACTCAGATGTCTGACTTAGCGGCAGACCTAAATGCAATTCCAGACAGAGGTCGAATTGGTGGGTTCGTTCACAACGGATTTCAAACTGAAGTAGATAAAGTCTGGGAACAAGTACACAAAGAAGTCGTATCCAAACCAAAGAAGAAACCTCTGTTTATTACAGGTCACTCTCTTGGAGGAGCGATGGCAACAATTACTGCAAGTCGATTACAACCTGTAGTAAAAGCATTATATACTTATGGTTCACCAAGAGTAGGGAGTAAGAAGTTTGTTGAAAAAATGCATATTAATCATTATCGTCACGTTAATAATAATGATGCTGTATGTACAGTACCATTCGCATTACTCGGATACCGACACCACACTCAAGCACGATACATTAATCACTACGGAAATATTAGAACCCTTACCTACTGGCAACGCTTCAAAGACAAACTTAGAGGGCGTTGGGCGGCAATAAAAAACTTACAATTCTTTGATGGATTCAGAGACCACGGTATGGATAACTATATCAGATGTACTGAATGCAAATCAGATAATAATTGTGGAGGTGACTGTCAATGTGGGAAATGATACAAAATATGGCGAGTGATAGATTGTGGATTTACACAGGTATCGCTGGTTCTTTATTTGGTGCGGCGTTCTTATTCTGGTTTAAAGATACGAGAATGGCAACATGGGCAGTTAGTAAGTTTGATAGTTTACTAGAACGTCTTGCATTACGTTGGGGTTGGACTTGGTTACAGAATGACCCTAACGCATGGCGTAAAAACTATCCTCGCATTACTGCTAAGATTGATGAAATCGAAGAACGTCTAAATAAACTTGAGAAAGATAGTCACCCATCAAAAGAACTACACGAATTTGATGTGTACCCAGAACTAGATGCTAGAATAAAAAAACTAGAAGAAGGTGCAAAACGCAAAACTTAACGAAAAGTCCGAGATTACAATCAGTATAGTTTGGTTAATTCAAATTGTAGTCGCAGTGGCAGTTGCAACATTTGGTTATGCTACTATCTCAGAACGTATAGATAATAACCATTCTGAAGCAAAAGGACTTAGAAGTAATCAAAATAACTATGTGTTTCCAGATATAAGAAAATTGGAAAATCAAGTTATAGATTTGCAAAAGAAAGTTTTGATATTAGAAACTGAACTTAAATACAAAAAGGAGAAATGTAATGATTAATTGGTTGACTAAAAGAATGACAGAACGTACTACACTTGATGGTGCTGTTCTAATCGCAACTGGCATCGCTATGATATTGGTGCCAGTAGACTTAATCGCATACGCCGCAATCTTTTATGGCGCATGGACAATCTGGAAGGCAGAATAATGTCAGATAAGAACTTAGGTGAAAGCCTAGAAAATGCTGAAGCAAAAGTTGAAGAACTAAAAAACAAAGAGTTTCGTGTACTCGGTTTAAAGGTATCTTTTGTATCTGTTAGCGCACTTGCGGCAGTCTTAGGTTCTGTAGTTGGAGCATTGTACTTTGGTTTTACAATGTATCAAAAGATTGAAGAAGTTGCGAACCTAGATGTTGGTGCATTTGAACAACGCATGGAAGTCATTGAAGTAAAACTTGATGATGCCATCGACTATACAAGAGATATCAAATCAGGATTGCGTGACGATATACTTGCATTAGAAAAACAAGTAGACAGGTCAGAAGACATGGTGCGTGAGAGTGAAGGTAAAATGCTTGACATGATACAGAATGCAGAAGAACGTTTTGAAAATAAACGTGACGCATTGCAGAATGATTATGACGATAAAGCAAACCGCTTGCGTGACAGCAATCAGCAACGCATGGACGACTTGACTGCAAGAATGGAAAGAGAACTTAAAGACTTAGAAGATAGACTTAACAAGAAATTACAGAGAGCATTGGATAACCCTCTTGCAAATTAAATTGCTGTTATTCCCAGCACTTCTATTTGGTCAGGCATGTACTAGCACAGACACTATGAAGATGCCTGACCATGCGGGAGACATAATATTAAATTCAGCCGCTTATCTAAATGACCATGAGCGTACTGATAGAAAAGAATTAACTGAATTTATAGGTGTTGACCCAGTTCGCACTGAATGGTGTGCGGCGTTTATGAATGCTGTATTAGAGGAAAGTGATGTGCCTAGTTTAAACACGAT